GAAGAGAAGTCGACACAGGAAATTGAGAAGGAGTTGTTAGACAAAGCAGAAAATGAAAACTCTGGAGAAAACGAAGCTAACGTGGTCAGAGTGGAAGAAAGCACTGAGGGTGCCTCCACCACACAAGAGCAAAAAGATATACAGCCGCAAGGCGAAGCACAATTACCGTCAATAAAAGACGAAGACGTTCTTTCATATATTGGTAAAAGGTACGACAGGGAGATAAACTCCTTGGACGAGTTATTCGACCAGCGTAACGCTAACGAAGAACTTCCTGAGGATGTTTCTGCATTCCTGAAGTACAAGAAGGAGACAGGCCGTGGTATTAACGACTTCATCAAGATCAATAAGAACTATGATGATGTTGACGACGACCAGCTACTACGTGACTACTACCTCGACCAAAACAAGGATCTAGATTTAGATGATGTTAAGTTTGAGATAGAGGACAGGTTCCATTATGACGAAGATCTCGATGAAGAGAGAGAGATCAGACTAAAAAAGGTAGCAAAAAAGAAAGAGCTTGCTAAGGCAAAGAGTTACTTCAATGAAATGAAGGAGCAGTATAGGGTACCACTTGAGTCAAGGGATACCTTTGCTTCCGATAAGGATCTGGAGGAATTTAATGCCTACAAGAAACATAAAGATGCAGCGACTGCAAACGAACAGGAGCTTGCTAAGAGGGCTAAAAACTTTTCAAGTAAGACGGGAGAGTTATTTTCTGAGAATTTCGAAGGTTTCGGATTCAATGTATCGGATAATAACAAGATTGTCTACAAGCCAGCTGACAGCAAGACCTTACTTAACGAACAGTCTGACCTTAATAACTTTGTTAATAAGTTTACAGGTGAAGACGGTGCGATTAAGGATTATGAGGGATTCCATCGTTCTATAGCTGTGGCTTCAAACCCTGAAAAGTTTGCCAAGTACTTCTACGAGAAGGGCATGGCAGATGCGGTAGGTGATGTGGCTAAGGAGTCTAAAAATATTGATATGACTCGTCAGTCCACAAAGGTTATCAAGAAGGATGGGTTTCAGGTCAGAAGTATAGACGCAGATCGAGGCAATAGATTAATTATTAAAAAAAGTAAAAACTAAAAACTAAAAAAAAATGGCTGGAACATTAGCATCGAGTCCAGGTGTAGCAATTACACCTAGCTCGGTAAAGGCAACATTGCCTACGAATTATATCACCAATTTCGACTTCTTAACACAGTATCTTCCAGATACTTACGAAGCTGAATTTGAGCGATATGGAAACAGATCAATCTCATCATTCTTGAGAATGGTCGGTGCGGAACTTCCTACAAACTCTGACTTAATTAAATGGGCAGAGCAGGGACGTTTACATACTAAATACCAAGGATTAACTCCTGGTGCTTTCAGTGCAGGTGTTCAAACATTTGCTCTTGCATCTGGTGCATGTGTATTTAGAGTTAATCAGACAGTTTTATTGTCTGACGAGAGTTCATCTGTAGCTAAAAAAGGTTTAGTTACTGCAGTTGCAACTGATGGATCTACATTTGATGTAGCTTACTACAGTGTTGAAGCATCTAATCCTTTTGGATCTAACCGTGTTACTGCATTCGTTTACGGATCAGAGTTTAAAAAAGGATCTCAAGGGATGTCTGGATCTTTAGAGGCAGAGGATGACATCTTCGAGTGTAAGCCAATCATCATCAAGGACAACTACGAGGTATCAGGATCTGATATGGCTCAAGTTGGATGGGTTGAGGTTACAACTGAGAACGGTGCGACTGGATACCTTTGGTACCTGAAGTCAGAGCACGAGACTCGTCTACGATTTGAGGACTACTTAGAGATGTCTATGGTTGAAGGTGTTCCTGCTGCGACAGGTTCGGCTGCTGAGACTAATTTATCTGACAACAGTGCCGCTGGTACAGTTAACGCTGGTACTCAGGGTATGTTTGACACTATCGAGGATAGAGGTAACGTATGGTCAGGTGGTAACCCATCTGCATTGGCAGACTTTGATACAATCATTCAACGTCTTGACAAGCAGGGAGCTATCGCTGAGAACGTATTGTTCTTAAACCGTCAGTTCTCTTTCGATATCGATGACATGTTGGCTGCTCAAAACTCTTACGGAGCTGGTGGTACATCTTACGGATTGTTTGACAACTCTGAAGAGATGGCACTTAACCTTGGATTCTCTGGATTCAAGAGAGGTTATGAGTTCTACAAGACTGACTGGAAATACTTAAACGATGCTACGCTTCGTGGAGGTCTAGTTGGTGGAGCTATCAACGGTGTACTTGTGCCTGCTGGTACGACTACAGTTTACGATCAAGTTCTTGGTAAGAACGCTAAACGTCCATTCTTACATGTACGTTACAGAGCTTCTGAGGCTGAGGATCGTCGATACAAAACTTGGATGACAGGTTCTGCAGGTGGTGCGATGACTAACGACATCGACAAAATGCAGGTTAACTTCTTGTCAGAAAGAGCACTTTGTGTTATGGGAGCTAATAACTTCGTATTATTCAAAGGATAATATAGACTATTTATATACCAGGGGCTTCGGTCCCTGGTTTTTATTGTAAAATTTTAATTAAATAAAAATGAAAAAAAGAAAATCAATACTAGAACCTAAGGATAGAATCTATCTATTAAAGGGAGAGAAGCAGCCACTGGCGTATTTTATAGCTTCCAAAGACACACCAAGAAAAAGATTACTGTACTACGACGAGGAAAATAATATGAGTAGACCTCTTCGTTATGCAAGAAACTCAAACTCACCATTTGTCGATGAGCAGGACAAGAATGTTATTCTTGAGCCTGTTGTATTTGAGGATGGAATGCTAAGGGTTTCAAAAAGAAATCCCGTACTTCAGGAGTTTTTACACTACCATCCAGAGAACGGAATAGAGTTCTACGAGTTTGACAACGAGAAGGATGCTCAGGAGGATGTAGAGTTTTTATATAATGAGCTTGATGCCCAGATTATGGCTAGAGATATGGAGTTCGTTATGATGGAGGCTGTAGCTAACGTACTGCTTGGAGGTAAGGTTTCCAAGATGACAAGTGCCGAGATCAAGAGAGACATCATGCTATATGCAAAAAGATATCCACAGGACTTTATGGAGACAGTTAATGATCCTTCTTTAAGGGTGAATAATATAGCTTCAAAGGCTCTATCTGACGGATATCTGTCATTTAGAAATAATAAGAAGGATATATACTTTAACTTGAAGGAGAACAAGAAGAAGCTTATGACTGTTCCTTTCGGAGAGGATCCAGTATATGTACTGGCTTCTTATTTACAGTCAAATGACGGTCTTGAGTTGTTCAAGTTCTTGGACGACAAGATATCTGAGAATTAGTATATTTGTGGTATTATTAACCCATTAAATTTTTTAACAATGGCAAAGTTTTTATCTATTCCTGTAACAAATGAAGGAAATCAATTAGTTTCTGCTGATGATATTAAGATCATCAAGCAGGCATCTACAACCACAGTAACAGTAGTTTACGGTGGAGCTGCAGCTCAAGACGTTTTAACAATCACTCATGCAGCACTTAGTGCTGGATCTGAAGATATGAGAGACGTTATTCAGAATGCAGTTGTTGATGCACATCAATCTGTATGGCATAATGTTGTAACAACTGTAGTGCCTTCAAAAGCAGTAAGCGGAATCGTTATTGCGTAAGAGTAATATCACGTAATTCATTAGAGGCACTTTTTAATCGAAGTGCCTTTTTTTATTTATCTTTGTTAAAACGACATAGATGATTAACGAAGTAAGGAATACCGTACTATCTATAATAAGTAAGGACAACAGGGGATACATAACTCCATTTGAGTTCAACCTATTTGCAAAGCAGGCACAGCTTGAGATATTTGAGCAGTATATATACTCGTATAGTAATGCGATAGTTAAGGAGAATGCAAGGCTTCATGGAGAGGGGTATGCAGACATACCTAAAAAGATTTCAGATGTATTGGACACATTTTTTATAAATGCAAACCTTACATATACAGGATCTGAGTTTACACCTCCAACAGACTACTACTTTGTAGATAAGTTGGTATATAACAACTCTGTTGAGATAGAGGAGGTAAGCCACAGGAAGATACTAAACCTTATAAGTTCAAATTTGACTGCACCTACGGTTGCATATCCAGTTTATACTCTTGATAATGTTGGATTCAGTGTATATCCCAACAGTATAATATCAAACGTACAGATAAACTATGTAAGGTATCCATTGGATCCAAAGTGGACATATATAGCTACAAGTGCTTCAGATTCAGACCCTTTGTTTTATCCATCGGCATCTGACTATCAAGACTTTGAGTTGCCTAAGAGTGACTTTTCAAATTTAGTTATAAAGATATTACAATACTCTGGGGTTTCCATAAGAGAGGCTGACATCATACAGGCAGCCAAGTCTGAGGAGCTTCAGGACGCACAACAAAAACAATAGACAATGGGATACATTACTAACTATCAGTACTATACAAATGGTGGAGTCATACCTGAAGACAGCAACTGGGGTTCATATCAGTATGTACCAATGTCTGACATAGTTAACAACTTCATGCTTATGTATGTGGGTAACGACAAGCTTGTAAACAATGTAGACAGGTATACCGTTATATTTCACGCAAAGAGAGCCATACAGGAGCTTAACTATGACGCACTAAGGAATATAAAGGTTATAGAGCAGGAGATGGGTGACGAGCTGAAGATGGTCATGCCTCCAGACTATATAAACTACGTAAGGATATCAGTACTTAGCGGAAACGTATTACTACCTCTAACAGAGAATAGGAGACCAATGTCTGCAACTGGGTACCTTCAGGACAACAACCTAGACATCATATTCGATGCAGATGGAGAGATAGTCACTGGAGATTCTAAGGTTGATATACTTAGGCAGCAGAAGACTCTATATACTGGAGGTGGTGCATACAACGGATGCTACGGATGGAACTTCAACGGTGACTGGTACTTTGGTTATGCGATGGGTGGACGCTACGGCTTAAATCCTGAGGATGCAAATACAAACCCTAAGTTCAGCATAAATAAGGCGGCAGGTGTGATAGACTTCTCTTCTGGGATACAGAACAAAGACATAGTACTTGAATACATATCTGACGGTATGGAGAACGGTGACGACTCTAAGATAAGCGTTAACAAGCTTGCCGAGGAGTACATATACAGCTACCTTAAGTGGGCACTACTGAACAACAAGTATGGCGTACAGGAGTACATAATAAACAGGGTTAAAAAGGAAAAGATAGCCACCCTAAGGAATGCAAAGATTAGACTAAGTAATCTACACCCTTCAAGACTTTTAATGAGCTTAAGAGGTAGAGCTAAATGGATTAAATAAGTATGGAACTAAAGAAGACTTTCCTTGCGGGTAAGATGAATAAGGACCTTGACGAGAGACTTCTCTCTGGCGGTCAGTATGAGGATGCCTTGAACATTACTATAGACACATCTGAGGGTTCCAATATAGGATCCATAACAAACTCACTTGGCAACACTGTGGTTGGTAATATAACGACAATACTAAGCACATACTCTATAGGATCTACAAACGCAAGAGCTGTGGGTGCAGTCGCTTACGAGCCTCTGAACCTTATATACTGGTTTGTTTCTGCAGATGAGTATGACGCAATATTTGAGTACAGTGAGATCACTGGCACTATGGAGGAGGTGCTTATATGTACCAAGGCAAGTGCAAGCACGCCTAGTAAGCTAAATCTAAGTAAGGAGCACCTGATAACGGGCGTTAATTATATGCCTAGCCACAAGGATAGCGGTGCCCTTTTGCTCTGGACGGATAACTATAACCCGCCTAGAAAGATAAACATAAAGAGAGCCAAGAGTTACTCTGTTGATGACAGCCGTATAGACATAGATATAGATGTGATACTGAGACCGCCATTGAAGGCACCAGTCATATATCCAGTAAAGACCAATGAGGTTCTTTCTAACAATATGGAGGAGAGGTTTCTTTACTTTGCATACAGGTATAAGTATGTAGACAACGAGTACAGCTCGATGTCTCCATTTTCAGCCGTAGCATTTCAGCCGTCAGAATACTCTATAGACTTCTTGGCTGGGATAAACAAGGCGATGATAAACGAGTACA